GGGTTCCACTTAAACACCTGCCGGTTCACAAGCTGCGCAACAAGCGTTTCGCCGAAGTTGTCGAACTTCCACACGCGTGATGACAATGTCGTCACTTCGCTTGTAGTTCGAGGAGTGCCCCACGTTCCAACGCCCCACGATCCGGTGCCAAACCCGAAGTCAAAAAAGCTTACATCCGAGCCCGTGCTGATCTGGTATGCACCAACAACTGCAACGCCGCCGTCCCCACTGTCACTGGAGTTGGCAGCCACGGGCGCGGTGATGGTGTACGTTGAGGAGTTGATGACCGTAGTGATCTGGTATTCTGAATTAAGAATAGCCGCTGTAATAACGCCGCCCAAGCTTACCGCGCCCGAGAAGGTAACAAAGTCCCCCTCGTCAGCGCCGTGGTTAGTGTCGGTAACCGTGAGCGTTGTCGATCCAGTGACCGCAGCAAACGTGACATCGCCTGCCACGGTTGTGCTGCGCAGCGGGGTGATGTCGTACCACGCACCGCCCGAGCTGACGTAGACCTTTTTAGAAGTACCGAGGGCCAAGAATGGGACGCCGATCAAGGAGTTCCACGAGAAAAGGTCACTCCCGCTACCAACCAGATAGACGGCCTCCCCCGTAAAGTAGTTCCAACCCCCTATTTTCTCGGGCAGGCCATAACGAAACCGCACGTTATCGCAGTTCGTCCAGCCGCCCTCGGCACCGTATTCGGTGTTCTGTTTATCGATGCCGGGGGCAAGGGTCAGTCTAAAGTACGCCATCTAAGCCCTTTACATCATTTTTGCAGGACGTGTGCCCTTGATAGCCACACCAGCGCCACGAACTTTTGACTTGCCGCCCGCAGCGCCGCCCTTGGTAGCCATGCCACCAGCTGCGTAGCCTTTCTTCATCATGCCGCCTTCGGCCATCTTGCCCTTGCCATCTGCTGCGAAGGCTGGGACTTTCTTGCCGTCCTTTTCAACCATCTTCATTGCGCCGCCCGCCTTCATGCCCTTAGCGGTCATGCCGCCTGCTGCCATGCCCTTAGCTTTCATCATTTTCTTTCTCCGCGTACAGATTGTTAAAAGTTACATTGGGGTCCAGATACGAATCGTCTTGCTCTGCGCAGTGTATCCACTGACTCGGTTTAAAGTCCGGTGCGCCTTCACCTGTTACCCAGTAAGCTGGGCTAGTGACACGGACCCTGTTGTTTGGTAAGGCTACAATATTTCCTGTCCACTTGCCAGCATCCGTCAGGATGAGGACGTGTGTCTGCTTGTGCTGTGCAGGGTCTTCGGAGACCTCGCTCTCGGCGTAGTCAACGGTAAACAAATAGCGACCCTTGTAGAACTCGTTGTTGATCTTGCACATCCACTGGGACGGTTTAGCCCTGTCGATGGATATGATGGAGTGGTGGTAGGAACTGCAATCCCACGGCTGCACAAAGTGCGTTTCCATCCTCTCCGGCCACTCTTCCAGTGGTATGTCGCCAACCAGCGCAGTGATCGGCATACGTGCCCACATTGCCCCGCCGTGTACGTTAGGCTGGCTACCGTCGTCTGCTTCGCACCCTGTAAAGATCAGTTGAAACGACAGACACCGATCAGGCATCGTAGTAACCGCAACCGCCAGCGCATGGACGTACTCGCCGTGGTAGTTTTGATGACCGTTAGTGAACTCTTTGCGTACCCAGCATTTAAAGTACGGGATGTTGCTTATAAGATACATCTAGCCCCCAGACAAAAATAAAGCTCGTTCAGCCTCTCTGCGCCGTTCCAGTCCTCGTAGCACCTTACCACCGGCCTTGTTCCACTTCAGGAACTCGTCCGCTGCGCCAGAGTAATCACCACGATTGAACTTCATTCTTAAGGTACTTGACTGCAATGACCCAAGTCCACAGTTGTAGCTGAAACTCACCAGCGCATCAAGCTGACAATCAACAGCAGCAGGACATAGTCTTCGTACTCCGACAGAATGCCGTAATAGATCTTTTTCAAGAAGCGAATCAATCTCGTCAGCATCCCAAAGCCTATTGTGTTCTGGTTTAAGTGCATAAGAGGCTCTCTCGTCTGTTTTGAGCCTTGCTTGATCTGGGTAGAGTACATGGCCATAGCCAATTGTCCAAAGCCCAGCAGGGCAGCGATAAGGGCTGTTGTGACAGCCCTCAAAAGACTTGATCAACTGAATGCCAGCATCTGAAATAGTCATAGTCAACGCTTGGAATTAAACGCTTGACTGCCGAACCAGAAAGCGATGATTGTGGCAAGTATGCTGGTTTCAGATTCTGACCAGATTAGCTCGATTGCCTGATTAAAAGGCACACCAGTTGAGTATGCGTACCATATCCCTACGCCATTAACGGTACACAACATGCCCACGAAGAGGTAGGTCACCACTGGTCGCACCGAGGCTCGAAGGTTAATTACCCACGTTGACGCATTATCGGCCAATTTAGAGTCGTGCTTATACATAGCAACGCGCTCTTGAGCCTGTGTCTGCATGGCGACCTGATCCGTTCTGATCTCCTCTACGCGAGCTTGGGCAACAAAGCCCTCCTTAGCCAGCGCCAATTCCCGTTCACGCTGTGCGGCCATCAGTGCTAGCTCGTGCCGCTTATCACCCCTATCCTGTGCAAACTCCAATAATTTTGGCAAACCCCCCGAAGCAAACCCGAGCAGTGTTGATACTAGTGTCATCATGATGTGTTACCCCAGATTTAAAATTATGCCGATACCAAAAGCCACTATTGCCCCAACGAGGCCAAGAATCACAGTAATCGTCAGTGTGTTTGCAATGAACTTACGCATTTTGCGCCGTTGGTTGAGCGTCGCTCTTTCCCGCGTGTCTTTAATCTTGGCGCGGTCACGCATCATTGCCGTGTACTCCTCAACGCCCCATTTGTAGACTATCAGTTCCCGCAGTTCCTTTTCTTGCTGCTCGATCTTCTTTCGGGCTACAAGTGCCTGCATCGCCTCTTGCTCAACACTGCCGGAGAACATGAGCTTTTTGAATAACGGCGGGTCTTTGGCCTCTTCCTCCGCGTTCTTAACATCGCTGACGGCTTTGAACCAAGTCCCCAGCTGGCCGCCCATATCTTCCAGCTCACGGCCCATTTCAATGCCACGTTTAATGACCTTGTATGCAGATGTGGCTATGGCTAAAGCAGAAACCGGATCAAGCATTACTCGCTACCGCCACCGTTAAATTTGCCCCATGCACCGAGCATCAGCAGGCCAAGGACGAACAACGTGCCAGCTTTCGCCAGCGTGTTCAGGACAGTTTTCTTAATGCCGCGCCAATCGGTAATTAGACTACGCAAGTCGCGTACATCGTCACCGGCCTCTTCATCGTGTAGACCGACTTCCTTCAGAGCCGACTTCATCTCTTCTCTGATGATCTTGCGTAACGCGAGTTCGTCTATGTCCACGATTCACTCCTACTCTTCTAAGATAACAACGGTGTCGGTGTCGCTGTAGAACAGCATTCTTTGACCGTAGCAGGCGACGTTAAAATCCACACCGTTCTTATCCAGCTCTGTCCAAGACCTACATTCTATCCTAACGTGTCGAGCAAGTACTTCATTGTCGTTCTCAAAAACACGCCAGACATGCTCTAACGATCCGCGCCCCTGTTGCCCACGGGACTTGTTAAACCGGATCGTGTACTTGTTCACTCAGGACTCGACGGCCACTGAATGTCATTAGGAAAGCCAGACTGTAACCGTATATCACGCAGTGCGCGGCGGTACTCGATCCACAGAGCCTTGTCCCCGGAGGTCATCGGCACATCAGAAAGCATCGTCCAGTCGGAGTCGCGCAGTCGTTGCTTTGCTTGTTCCCATTCTAATTCGGCTTTGGTGGACGTTGCAGGCAACGCAGGAGCATCCCCCACGATAACCCAGCCAGTGTCGTTGTACGCGTCACCCAGCCAGCTCAAGTCGCCAATTTTGTCAATAAACCCAGACAGACCAAAGATAGGTCCCCAGTTCTCAGGCAGTCTTTGCGGTTCGTTTAGTGCTTCGCCGCTAGAGAGTTTTTTCAGTTGCCACAGCTTGCTCATCTTGTATCTCCTTCGCCCTTTTACGGTTACTTAAAAATTAAAAAACGTCTATCAACGCCCGAATATCTGTACAGTTGTACGAGGTGGAGCATTTTGGACGGTTTGAAAAACACAATGTTCTAATGGCGCCGAAATAAAAACAGAACTGTTATACGCTGGAGGCAAGCATTTTATTTGGTTGTCGTGTGCAAAAGCAAAATACCCACCAAAATCCTTGTCCCAGTTTTTGTTTAAATATATGGTCATAGCAAAACTCCACCCACCATCATTGTGCCAAGGAATATATGCGCCGGGCATCATTTTATAATACCTAAGTTTTATTTCTTGGTACTGCCTTATTTCTTTACACTGCGCTTTAACTTGTTCAATAATTGTGCTTTCAAGAGTTTTTGTTAAATCAAACACCAAAATAGGGGCGCTTGAATTAACTAACCTAGGGTCCCAAAAGCTGTAATTTGTTTCCCAAACCTTTGTTTCTTCAACACAATTGTGTATCTTTTCAATTAAAGAATTTTTTAAAAAGTTTGAGTAACAAATTAAATGCCCCATTTAGTCATTTTTCCCCATTTAATTGGGAGGATTTTTCCATTTGATTTAACGGCAACCCCGCCTGCTGTTCTGGCGACGGTAAATTTTGGCCGATGTGTTGATGTTCCGCCATGTCATTTGCGTGTGGGGGGTGACCCACACCGGGCAGGTTTTGAACTCCACGATAATGCGCCAACTCCTCCTCGGTGTACTTCCAATCTCGCCATGACGAAAAATCCTTACGTGGAACGAGTTGCAGGTGACAGCCGACATTTGCCGCAAGCTGGTGAATTAACTCAATAGTTTCTACCGGTTGGAGAATGGCGAACGTAAATGTACCGTCTCCTCTACGCATGATCAGCTCCGTAGTCCCGCCAAACGCCGTACCCACGGTTACAGAACGGGCGCGGTTTTCAATTTCACGGAGCGCGTTTTGCTGCATAAGACGTTTGTTCATTGTGGATTCCATGAAATAATTACTTGCCCCCCCGGAGAGCCTACTGTCACTGGATATGCTCCGGGATTCACTGATACTCCATTTACTGTAGTCAAAGTAGCAGAGGAGCCCGGGTTTCCCGGGCTTCCGGGGCTTCCAACGCTCCCCAGCCCGCCCCCACCCCCACCACCACCAGCACTAAAATTCGGGGTGTTTAGGTTGGGGGAAGCACCACCCCCACCACCACCACCACCTCCGCGCACAGTCCCCGGGTTCCCCGGGGAACCGTTGCCAAAGTTAGATCCCCCACCTCCTCCATTTCCTCCACTTGGGTTGGCACCCCCCCCACCAGAGCCTCCTACACCCCCAAACCCGCCATTAAAACCCGAATTTCCCGAGCTTCCTCCCGGGTTTCCTCCCGCCCCTCCAGAACCAAAACCGCAGTTACCACTATTACCGGGAGTCCCGAAACTACCTCCGTTTCCACCAGCACCACCAGCACCACCATTTCCACCAGCACCCCCAGAGAAATTTTGAGATAACGCTGAAGACTGTGGCCCTGCATTTCCCGGTGCACCACTGCTGCCCGCACTGCCCGGCGTGGCGCCGGGGCACGCACCAGCTCCGCCGCTACCTCCATTGCGAGAGTAAACGCCGCCTGAGCACGAAGAGGACCCACCACTTCCGCCGGGACCACCATTACCACTACTCCCCGGATTACCACTAGTTCCCGAATTCCCAGAACCCCCCTTCCCTTGCACTGATACGATGCTTATACCAACAGGCGAACACCAAGTTCCGGAAGTATTAAATGTTTCTGTTCCACCGGGAACAATAGCTTTTCCACCAAACCCGGTTACTTTAGGAGTTCCAGCTGGCATACGTCACCTCATTCATAGTAGAACCATCCCGTTACAATATACTTGTTTTGTTCACCTAGCACTGTGTTGCCACGATGAGCGTGAGTAAAAGCCGCAGGCCATACAACCATTGTGTTTTCTTGTGGGCGAATACGGGTTCGTTGATACAAAAACTCAGTTTCACCACCATCGGCTTCACCCAAGTCGTTCAAATACAACATATAAGCTAAAACACGCTCAGCGTGGGAGCCGTTACCTTGCTCCCCGTGCCACACATGATACCCACCACCGGGTGGAGTGCGTTGCATCTTCATGGCAGTGCCAATAATTTTTCCTTCTTTTAGCACGGAAAAATGCTCCGTGTAATCCTCATAGCACCGTTGAAGCCCGTTAAAAAACATACGTTCAGGAGACTGGTCGTTAAATGACGCAGCATTATGAACACCAAAATTTAACGAAAGCTGCATGTCATTCTTGCGATGCTTTGATACGCCTTCGCTCTGTTGTCGATTATTGCCTGCACCGGACTCAACTAGCCTTTCAAATTCGTTGATCAGATGCTGACAATACCCTTCTGGGTAAACGCCTTTATACAAACCTATAAAATCTTTATGTTCTATGTTCATTTGAAGGCCGGTCCTGATATCCATGTCACTAACGATTGACGACTGCCGCTGGTCACGGGAGTAACTTGATGCAGCACGTAGGAGGGAAACGCCGCTATCAGCCCCCGCTGCTTACGCACGTTGACAGGCTCTCCACTGGTCAGTATCTGTAAGTTACCACCTTCGTATTGGCTTGGGTCTGTCAGTTGCAACACCATGCTTAACTTTCTACTGGGGCTTAACTTCCCGCCGTAGTCTAGATGCCAGCCATACATGCCCTTTTCCGACTGATTATAATTGGTCAGCTGCAAGGCTTCGCTAAACCCGGTCAGATCAAACCGATAATACTGCGCGTTTAAGGACGATGCCACGTGAGACAGTTTTTCAAACACCCATGCTGTGTCCGGCGTTTTGTTCAGCCATGACACCTGAGAACGACGTATTTTAGCTAAGTCTTCCCCTGTGGGGTTGCCACCAACTTGCGCTTGGTTTTCTGCCTTAATAGCCTGTTCTTGAAGCCAGTTAAGTTCCTGTTCGTTAAAAGCCCCCTCCCACCAAACAAAAGGTTCTACGGGCATTGAATAGGGCGTTAACACGTGCTGCATGGCTTGTCCTTGTGCGTGATGATGAAATGTATGCACTTCATAGGGGCTTCAGAATTGCCGCCAACCAGTTGATGGTTTACCCATGAGTTGCTAAACAAAACAGTCCCCGGCACTATATTATTAAAATGAATTGAGTTAGTTGCGGCGTTTACATCACCACCTTGCTCAAAATCCAGCTCCACCATCGCCTTGTTCATGCGCGTGTCGTGGTAAACAGGATACGCTGCGCCTTCAACAGCATCTAAAAAGAACCAACCACAAATCTGGCTATTCTTATGTACGTGCACATTAGTGCCGCCCCCGCGTTTAACCTCTTGTGCCCACAATCCATACACAGAAAAGTCGTACTTCTCCACTGCGTAACCTTGGCTTCGCAGTATCTCGGTTGCCGACACTAGCAGGTAGTCAGACAACTCTCGAGCTTCCATGTATAGACCCAAATGCCCCGATTGACACACGGGGTAGTCAGGACTTCGCACCTCATCAAGACGCGCATTACATAATGGCAAAACCTGATCTATAAAATCAGGTCTCTCGTCTCGATAGACAAACGTGGGGAAGTAAGCAAAGCCTTGCATCAGCCGTTCACGTAGTTCACAAGAGTTGCGGCAAACGCAGTGACAGCAGCTGCTGTAACTTCCCTAGAATCCGCAGGCAAACTACGTGCGTTTTCAACCAGAATTTCTTTCGCCAATCGCACGGCTTCCAGCTTTGCGCGTTTTGCTTCGGACGCAAGTTGGTTCGCATGACGAACATTTTCCACTGCTGTTTGGATATCAACCTGAGCTTGCTGTTCTGTAGTAAGAGCCATTTTCAAATCTCCTTAAAATTAAGCAATCATATTTTTCATGGCGATATTGCCGTAGTACGTGGTCCCGCCATCCGGGGTAAAAAACACCCATATGTCTATGGCATTTGCTGTGGTGGTTCTGGATAAAGTTGCTGCTCCACCGGGAAACTTGAACGAGCCGCCTGCAAAAGCAACAGTTCTACCCGCCGTGGCATCGTTAGTCAAAATGAGTGTAAACGAAGATGCGCCCGTAGCTACTGGGAAGCGAAGCGTGATGGTAGCACTACCTGTAAGCGTGGCAGAAAAAACGCCGCCTGACACAACATCAAGGTTTATAGCGGCGCCGGTGTTACCCAAGGCTACGACCGTGTCTGCGTAGCCAATTGCTTGTATATAAGTTCCCGACGTTACTGCAGCGGACGTAGCAAGCAGGTTTGATGAGGTAACCGCCGCAGCGGAACCGCCACCCAAAAGCACATTGTTTGCGGTAAGTGTGCCAGACTGAGTGACCAGACCGCCAGAGGTGTTAACCGCATTGCCAACAGCCGTAACTACACCTGTACCCGTTGTCGTAGAGGTAACCGCCGCAGCAGAGCCACCACCAAGCACTATGGCGCTTGAGGCTAACGTGCCCGACTGAGTAACGTATCCACCCGTGGTATTGATGTTTGTGCCGAGAGCTGTAGCTACACCTGTACCAAACGAAGTAATACCCGTACCGCCGTTGGCAACGGGTAGTGTGCCAGAGACCCCGGAAGCCAGCAGAATCGTGGGGTTAGCCAGCGTAACTGCCGCGCCTCCACCCGCGCCGTCCGTTACTATCATCGCCTTCGTGCCGGTCGCAATGGTTACCGTAGCACCTGAGCCTTGTGATATCGTAATCGACTGACTGCCGGTTGTGGCGTTCTCAATGATCCAGACCTTGGACACCGTGTTCGGCGCCAGCGTCACGGTGCGCGTTACAGTCAACGACACCGCAGAGGTAATCTTCAAGTACAGCGAGCGGACACCGTCAGCCGACGCATCCGGCATCGTGAATGTTTCGTTAGCGTCCGCCGCCATTTGCTTAGTGCCAAGGCTAAACGCGTCAGCGATCAGGGCGAGGTTGGTGTTGGTGCTGGTGCCCCATGTACCCGACTCGTCGCCCGTGGCGATTTCCTTCAGTCGTAAATCATTTGCAAAAGTTGCCATGTTAGCTCCTAAGCGGCGTCGTCCACTTCAATCCAATTCGGGGTTTGAACATCATTTACTTCATTCCAGTTCGGCGTCTGTGCATCGTTTACGATGTTCCAACCAATTATTCTGACATTGCCGATTGCGCCAACTCCAGCAACGCCTGTGGGGGTGACTATGTCATCTACCCTAAGGGAAACAGTGCCTATATTACCAGTGCCGGCAGTTCCCGTAACCGTTTTCCTAACCAGCGATACTACACTGCCTACGGCGCCTGTTCCAGCTACGCTTGGGGCAACCACATTCGTATCATAGGCTGGGATAACAGTGCCAACTGCCCCGCTGCCTTGTACACCAGTGATATTGGGGTACAGAACAGGTTTAACGCTACCTGCTGCGCCTGTGCCTTCAACACCAGACACGGCAAACGAGACTCGGGTAATTGGTGTGCCTATTGCGCCTGTGCCTTGAACGCCGTCTGGGACGATTAACTCTGCAATTAAGACACCAACGGCGCCTATTGCGCCTGCGCCCTGCACACCCACAGGGATGACAATGTCATCAACCTGTACTTCAAAGCCGCCTATTTCACCGACGCCTTGTACGCCGGTTGGGATTTGAACGCTGCTGTAGTTTGTTACTACATTCCCGACTGCGCCCACACCCGCAACACCAACAGGTACGATGGCATCGCCAACTACAACAAGGACCGTGCCTACATTACCCGTTCCACTAACCCCAGTAGGGATTATGTTTTCGTTTACGGCTATCGATACGGTGCCAACTGCCCCTGCCCCAGAGACAGATATAGAGTTCTGCCCCCACGGATCTTCTCCCCAGCCAAGTACATTCCATCCGTCTAGATAAACGGTCTTTGGCACACCTGCAGTGCCAACCTGACCCGTGCCCTCTACACCAGTTGGTGTGAAGGCAAAATCATATGCAAGGTCTACAGTGCCAACAGCTCCAGTTGAGCTAACGCCTGCCACTGCAACAACGGCATCTATTTTAAAGGATACAGTGCCTATAGCTCCTGTAGCGGAGACAGAGGTACCGTTATCACTCCAAGCCCCGTTACTCCACGGGCCACCGCCCCAAACAGGGCCAAGATTCACCGTAGTCACAGGGCATCCCCTATCACGCTATGCGAATAATCGCGGTCGCAGCTGCAGCAGCAGGGAATTGAATCTGGAAGTCACCGGAACTTACTGTCTGGTCACCACCAAAACTCAAAACAGCGCAAGCCGGATCGCCCGCAGCGGTATCGTTATAGATCAACGCGCCAGAGGTGGTGAACGTCGCAGCACTCCACGTTGTGTTGTCAAAGTCGCAGATTGCCGTAGTGCCGTCAGCCACCGGAGTGATGGAGACCAGCGTGTTCCCGCCCGTGGTGTAACCACTGCCTGAACCTAGCTCGTCAGAACCAAGGTTACCGTAAGCGGTGGTCGCAGCGCCAAAGGTACCAGAGCCTGCAGCAGCGGCCTTGAGCAGAGCAATCTTAAAGGTGTTACCTGTAGACGCAGTGAAGTTGTGTACCGCTTTCAGAATCTCTACTTTAAAGCTAGTGGGCATTGCGGTTGTGATGCTAATAGGCATGTTATATCTCCAGTAGTTTTACAAGTTCCGGGTGCCCAGCGGCGCGGAATCGGTTTATCAGCGTGGTGTTGTTGGAGCGTATCGCTTGATGCATCGCCGCTATCAACACCGCCTTGATCTGTTCTCTGTAAGCCTCGGCCTGAGCCCGTATAACCGGGTCTGAGCTTCGACCAATATAAATTATCTTATCCACTGCACTTTCAGCCAGCTCTTCAGGCGTAAAGCCTCGACCCGAGACGGATGCTGATTTAATTAAGCCCAGTGCCCCTCCACCGCTTGTTGTAAACATCGTTATGGTCCCGGTGAATCTGATCGAATGGGTATGCGGATCATGCCGTCTCGGAACTCGTCACGACGTCGGCGACCCTGCTGCTCAATGCCCAAGCCCTGTATTGCCTGCTTGTAGCTGTTATCAAAGTACCCAAGCATCTCAGCCGGGCCCTTGGTGTAACTGTATGCCTGAATCAAACACGCGTACAGCAGCGCCTCTGGGGCGTTGGTGCTAATCCACGTCGTTGGGTTGGCAGCCGACAGCTGCGCCGGGCGGTAGATGTACCCTATTTCCACGACGTAATTCGCATTGGGCGTTGGCGCAATGTTGAACGTATCCTGATCCCACACCGCATAATACTTCGGCACACCCGTCAAAGAGGGGTTCGGCCAAAACTCACGCATGAAGGAAGTGTCGCGAAAATCCAAATAAACCTTGTCCGTGCCAACGGTAATGAACAGGTAGCGATGCGTCAGAATATCCGTTGGCGACGTCAGGAATCGATTGCCAGAGGTCATGGAGCCTACTGACTCTTTTTTGTACACATCAAGATCGATGTCCCTAAGAATACGGTTCTCGGCCATTGTGATAAACGTGTTAATAACCGCGTTAGTGAACACGTTAGCGTCCACCTCGGTGTAGTTCCTAATGTTTGTGACCAGCTCGTCGTATGTCATCTCAGGTTATCACTATCGTCACTTTGCCAATGGATCCAACACCTTGAACCGCGTTCTGCTCAGGGAAAGGCCGCATGTTTATGCTGCCATTTGCGCTGCCGATACTCTGGAAGGCTGCGTCACCCGGTAAGCCTACGAAAATCACCTGCGGCTCCACCCTGTCAGGGCGCGGATCTCGCAGCGCAATCGCATCGCCAGTATACCGCAACGGCTGCAATTGTGGCTCTTTTGGCTCATAGTCGTCAGGGCAAACCATGAACCCGCGCCAGTTCTTTCTTAAAACCTTGTACGGGTAGCGCTGTCCGCAGTTATCGCAGAGTGCATAAGAAAACTTACCCGTTGCAAACGCCATTTCACACCCCGAAATCAGGCACTATGTGGAAGCTCGCCGTGTCTCTATCCTCCAGCGC